TTTTATTATATTATTTTGGCAGGAATTGCACCTGAATTTACATTATTACTCGTTTTTAACAAGTAAATCAAGACTATGTTATAACTTCTCTTGGCTTGGATTGTAAAGCCGAGAGTACAACATGTAGTCTATTGGCTGTTGCCGCAGTCACTTTTAGTACCTCATTTTGTTGTAATACTAAAGAAGCTGATAATAATTCTGTTGTGCCATTTGCTGATATAGACTTAGTCTTAAAAAGACTAAATACAGCATCTGCTGTATCAGTAATAGTAACTGTTATAGTATCTGCATTTCCTGAGTCTTCTGATACTAGTATTGATTTTATAATAGCAGTTGTTGCATCGGGCACTGTATATAGTGTTGTAGCACTTGTTGTAGTCAAATCTACTTTTTTATTTACAAATGAATTAGCCAAAGAAATATGCCTCCGCTTCTGCTTCGTCTTTTAAATCTTGTTGAAAAGTTGTGTTTAATTTTTGTACAATACTATCAACATCTCTAACAAATGATTGTTGTATTTGTTGATCGTATTCTTTATTGGGTTGTGTTAGTGATTGAATTATTCTTGCCATTATCTTCTCCCGTCCGGTTGATAGTCTATTCTAAATGTACCAACTTTCCAAAACTGACTTGTGCTTGTGTTATCAATCTTTAATGATATCGATCTAGCTCTAGCTCGTGTATCAATCTTTTGTGTACCACTTGTCACTGTAAATGGACCAAGTGTTGAACTAGCTGATGTGTCATTTGGAAAGTCTCTTAAATTTAATGTGATTCTTGCATCTCCTGTTTGTGATAAAAAGTCAGGTATGACTCTTCTTATTTTCATCATAAATTCACCATCACCTTGTAGTCCTTGTTGGCCAATATCAAAATCTCCAGATTCAATTGATGCAGTAATTGCAGTGATTGCACCTTCCTTAACTTGATTTAATCCCGTCTCATGTTCAAAGTATGTAGACACACCATCAGTGCACCCATATACGTGATTAACATCTACTGCAGTCGTACCATCTGCATCATATTCTGTTGCATGAGGTTTACCAAATATAGCAGAATCTTGCCACGCGGTTCTAGCTAATGTCCCTGTAGTCCATACTGGTCTTTGTGGAGTTGAGTCCAAATAATTATAAGCAACCATTCTATTAACTGTTCCTGATCCAGAGTTAGGGTAGAACCACATAATCTCACCAAACAAATTATTAAGTCCAACGTTAATATGTTGTTTTGGAGTTGTATTAATATCATCGTAAACGTGATCTTCAACTAAACATGGTAATGATTCTAGTTTACCAGTGTATCTAAAGAAACCATTTTCTGACATCCAATAAGCTGCACCATCAACTTCAACAGCTGCGTTCTTACCAATTAATCCACAGTTCGTACCAACTTGTTGAAATGAGAATGTAAACGGTGGACCAACAAATCTCATAATAAATAATGCAGTATCAGTCCAAACATAAATTGCATCTCTACCTCTTATTGCTCCAACAATTTTAGAACCATCTGAAAGTCTTTGTGTACCTGCAGTGTTAGTAGCGGACGGTGTGTATGTGTTAATATCTTCTTGCGACGAGAATCTTATAAACATTGGATCTTGTGTTGATTTAGTTCCAATAGTTGTTTCTGTACCAAAAAATACTACGTGTCTATCAGGTGTTGATACTAAACTAAATTCTGATGCTGTAGGTGCATTAGTTATAATTGTTGCTCTAGTATTATTAGCACCAGTAGGATTTGAATCCCATTCAAAACTTTCACCACCTGTTATAGTTGCAACAAGTTTATTACCAAAATTATCTAACGACCATAAACCAGGCGCTGTTACAACGTCACCTGATACAGCTGTATTCCAACCAGCATATCCTGAAGCATCTTGTACTGTAGCTCCCGATGAATGCGAAGCAGCTGTTGTACCATTTGCTCCTCTAGTTAATCCTGTTAACGTATTACCACTTACACCGGTGTAAGTAATTAATTCGTTGGCTATAATAACTGTTCCTGATGATGGAAAAGATGATGCACTTGCCATTGTTAAAGTTGTAACTGATGTATTAATTGATGATGAAAGAGTTGAAGTAAATACTCCAGCTTCTATACCACCCCATGAACCAAGTCCCCAACCAGTTGATGCAACCTCTAGTGCTACACCTACTGGATAATAATGTTTAACACGAATACCACCAGAGGCGCTAGCCCCTGATCCGGATTCAGCAGAATCCATAGTAACGGTTAATGTAGTAGATGTAGGTATGGTTGTGACTTGAAATTTATTGTCATTAAAATCTGCAGCTACAAAATTAGAATTAGTAATAGATGAAAAATTATCTAATAATATAATATCACCTTTGTTTATATTGTGTGCTGATGAAAAAGTTATTGTAACGGCTGTAGATCCATTAGTTGTACTAAAAGCACTTGTTAAAGTTGTTGTCGCTTTAATAGGATGTATGTCATAAAAGATACCACCAGAATAAGCGTACAGTATTCTGTTTGTACCAAGCACAGCATATTTAATTCCTGATGTATTTATAAAATGGTGAATAGCTGTATTACGTCCTGTAATATCAACTGATCCTAATTGAGCCCAACCACCTATTTTTTCAGGTGAACCGTATCTAAATCTAACATTATCACCATTAACCCACTGACTCTCGCCGCCCGTTGATGTGACTTGTTTATTAAACCCAGGTGCAAATTTTACTTTTTGTAACATAATTATCTTGCCGTTGCAGGCACTCCCGTTGATGTTACAAAAGGATTTTCAGCAAAACACATATATATAAATTTATCTCCTGAACCATTAGATGTACCCCCTGTAAATCTATGCTTAAAGCCATTTGAAACTATGTCAATGACATCTGTTGTATCTTCTGCATTAGAAAGGTCTGCATAAATTCTATTATTATCAACATTATATCCTAATCTTTTGTTATCAATCATAACCCAATTATTACTAGAGGTTTCTGTATTTTTTACCATAACCCAAGCTGGTTTAAATCCTGTATAAACAAATGTTCCATCAGCATTACCATTACCTGTGTAGCTTCCAAATTTTGAGTAGCCTTTTTTTTCTGCAAAAACATAAGCAATCATATTATCTGAACTACCATTAATAATATTATCTGTGCCAACTCCAAATGTTGTTGAACTTACTGATGTAAAAGTTGTAGCTGAACCATTTGTTCCAAGAGTATCAGTTGTATTTAAAGTCATAAATGATTTGTTTGATGCACCAGCAGTAATAACTGAATGATTATATAAAAACCAATTAACATTATCTGTTCTATTTTTAACAATTATACATTTAGGTGTAGCACCTAATCCATGACCAATAGTTGCTGCACTTCCTGACCCTGTCCAAGACACAATACTAAATCCAGCATCGGTTGAAGCAGATACAGTTGAGGTTATGCTTCCATCTTCGTTTGATGATGCAGAGCCACCAGCTAACCAGTTCCAAAAAACATAAGTTTCACCATTTTTACCAGCATTGTTTGATTTTGAAGAACTATCTGCTCCATTTTCTAAAGTAATACCATTACTATCAATACTTTTTATTGCACCATTATCGTTCGCTGTTATCTCTGGACTAGAACTATTTGTTATTAACCAATTATAACTACTTGTTCCTCTAACACTATCTACTAAAATATGTGTTCTTGCACCTGATCTACCTTTGTGCCAAACCCAATTAGGTTGAAAGCCAACACCTGTAATTGATTGAGTGTGTCCTGTTCCATCTCCATCAACCATATCTCCTGTATAAGTAACTGTATTAAAATAATCTGATGGTTTGTCTATTGTTGTATAAGCCATAATTAATTCCTATCCATATTCGGCTAAATTTTTTGTGTTAAGTGCATATCCACCTTTTGTTGCAAATTCAAAATTTCCATATCCATCAGGGTCAGTATTTGATGATGAGATTGCATAAGGTGGACTTCCAAAATTAGCTAACCAACTTTCAGTTCCACCACCAAAAGCATTTACAGATAAAATTGGAAAATAAAAATAATCAGCAATTAAATTTTGTGAAAAAGTTACAACAAGAGAATCATTAAGATAAAATTTAACTTCTCCATCAGAATCTACACTACAAGCACAAATATCATTTGCAGATATAGCACCAATAGTTATAGATTGACTTGCTCCACCATAAAAAACATTATTAGCAGTAGTAGTTCTCCACATATAATCAAAATCTGATGA